TCTGAACAAGTCGGTGTTCTACCTACCATTACTGCTGCTGGTGATTCATCATTAGATGATAACCAGCGTACCAAAGCTGACAAGCGTACAAAGATTGCTAACTACTATGTAGCATCATCTAGACTTGGTACAGAGTTACTGCGTGGCGCAGATCAACTAGCAACATACGGTTTCGTTCCTATTAGAGTTGAACCAAACTTTAAAGACAAGAGACCACACATCCATATTGAAAACTCTATGGGTGCTTATTATGATATGGATCGCTTCGGTGTTGTAAACACCTACGCTCGTTTATATCATCGTAAAGCGGGAGATCTAGCAGCTCATTTCCCTGAGCATGCTGATAAAATTTTACAAACCAATACATTTACTCGTGGTGATGGTAACTCATTACTACAGGTTGTGCGTTGGACAGATAAGAATAGAACTGTTTTATTCTTGCCAGATCGTGGAGGTTTAGTTCTTGCGACAACACCAAACAAGACAGGTGTGGTACCAGTTGCAATTGCTCAACGTCCTTCACTCGATGGCGAAACCAGAGGGCAATTTGATGACGTACTCCCAGTCTATGCAGCGAAAGCAAGACTTGCGCTCCTTACGATGGAAGCTGTTCAAAAGTCTGTTGAAGCTCCCCTTGCTCTTCCTAATGATGTTACTTCTCTTTCCGTTGGTCCTGATTCGGTCATTCGTTCGAACAGCCCTGAGAAAATTCGTAGGATTAATTTAGACGTACCTCAATATGCTTTTGCTGAGAACAATGTTCTAGCAGATGAAATGAAATTAGGAACTCGCTTTCCTCAAGCTCGTGCAGGACAAGCAGAAGGTTCAGTCGTTACAGGTCAAGGTGTTAAAGCACTTATGGCTGGATACGATTCACAAGTTAAGATTTACCAATCAATCCTTGGCGAAGCAATAGGTCAAGCAATCTCATTTGCATTTGCAACTGATGAAGCGTACTTTACTGATCTAAGCCGTGAAGTATCTGCAACAGCCAACGGAGTTCCATATAAATTAAAATACAAGCCAAGTTCAGATATTAATGGTAACTATGGCGTAACCGTTGAATACGGTTTAATGGCAGGTTTAGATCCTAACCGAGCATTGGTATGGGGTCTACAAGCTCGAGGAGATAAGTTAATCTCTCGTGGGGTCTACAAGCTCGAGGAGATAAGTTAATCTCTCGTGGAATGTTGCGTCGCAACCTTCCTATCTCATTAAATGCTGGAGAAGAAGAGCGAGCAATTGACATCGAAGAGATGCGTGATTCTCTTAAAGCATCTGTATCTCAAATGGCTGCAGCAATTCCACAAATGGTTGCACAAGGTCAAGATCCAATGAAGATTGTTGAAAAGATGGCAAGTGTTATTAATGACCGCAAGAAAGGCATTGCCTTAGAAGATGCGGTAGCAAATGCATTTAAACCAGAACCAGCACCAAAACAACAACCAGCAGAACCAGGCATGCCAGAAGTACCAGCAGGTCCTGAGCCAATGGCTGGTGGTCCAGCACCACAACTTCCACAAGCACGTCCAGCAATGCAAGAGTTATTAGCAGGACTTACTGGTGGAGGAAATCCAAATCTATCAGCGAGAGTTACTCGCCAAATACCAGCATAACAAGGAGAAACAAATGATCGGAAAGCAAGGAAAGCCAGCAAAGGCTCCAACTGCAAGCGCAATGATGGGCAAGAAGAATGGCGGAGCAGTTAAGGGTGGCGGAAACGTAAAGCAAGGAATCACCCCTAAAGGCATCAAGGGCAACACAAACAAGCTTAAGTAATTTTATTTTATAAGTAAAGGATAAACATGGCAGCCAAGACTCCCAAGAAATTTAGGCAGGCACGTAAGGCTGCCAGAAAAGACGCTAAAAAGGTTTTTAGTGGAAAGAAACAAGCAGGACTAAAAGATAAAAGTCCTCTTGTTAAATATTCTGCTGATGATCAAAAAGCTCTTAGTGAAGTATCTAAAGAAGCTAAAGGTAAATATATTACCGACGATAAAGGTAATAAAATTAAGACCACTAATATCACACCAAAAGAAGCAGCAGCAGAATACAAGCGCACTACAGCAGCTTCTAACGAAGCTTTCCGTTCTAAGATGCGAGCTGAGTTTGGTGAGTACATGGGTAAGAAAGCTACTCAGGCAGATTACGATTCTAATCCTAAGTTTAAAGATAGAGCACCTAAAGCTGCTCCATCTAAACCAGAACCTAAAGTAACCGAGTCTGGCAAAGTTCGTAGCGCAGTAACTGCTACAGAGCCAAAGCCACAAAGTTATAAGATTGATAAAGACGGTAAGAAGATCAGACCTAAAGGATTTAAAACCGTAAAGACTGCAGGAGATGTTAAAAAAGCTGCAGCAACAGAAACGCCAAAATATAAATCTGTTATTGGTAAAAATGGTAAACGCACTAAGACAATGGGTGAAGTTAGCAAGGCAGTAGCCGATAAGACTAAAACACCAGTTGTTAAAAAAGGTTTTGCTGCAGGTAAAGAACTTAATGCAGAAGGTAGAGCAATCTATGACAAGCTTGTCAAAGAAGGCGTAAAGCCAAAGTCTGCACTTAACAAGGCTTTGTTCCGTCAAGAAAAAGGCGCAAAGGTAGCAGCTAAAGCTGCAGGACCTGTTGCTACAGCAGCCAAGTCTGCTGCTACGGCGGTTAAGAAGCAAGGTCCAGTTACTGGCAAGCAAATGAAAAAAGTTGCTAAGGTAGTAAATTATGATCCTAAAACTAAAATGGGAACAACTCGACCAGAAGGTTTAACACCAAAGGTACAAAAAGAAATAAGAGCTAAGGCTGCTGCTACAGTTAAGAAAGCCCCTGTTAAGAAAGCATCTACTGCTAGTAAAGTAGGCAAAGTTGCACTAGAAGGTGCAAAGATTGCTGCAACCGTCGCAGGTCCAGGTAAATTCCTTAAAGCAGGATCACTTATTAAAGGTGCAATTGCTGGAACTAAAACAGCAAAGATTGCTAAAGCAGCATCCGCTGCTAAACCAGGAACCAAAGTTATTGCTGCAAACAAGGCTCGTAAAGCTGCCAATGCTGATATTAAAGCAATGTCTAAAGGCAAGAGAGCACTTCGTGCTACAGGTATTGGCGCAACCCTTTATGGAATTGGAAGCCTTCCAGTCGGTGGTGGTGAGAAGAGAACAGTCTCTAGATCAACAACTACTCCACCAGCAACAACAAATAAACAACGTAGCAATCAACCACGCATTACTGGTCAAGGTAGATTTATTGGCAAGGGAAATATCCCTACAGTTGGTGCAGGTGGTTCAACTACATCTTATACAATTAAAAAAGGTGACACGCTTTCAGGTGTTGCTAAAACATCTGGCGTAAAACTATCAGAACTATTAGCTGCTAATCCAAAGATTGCTGACAAAAAGTCTAAGTACAAAGGTGGCAGCATGGTCTGGTCAGGTACAAAGGTAAAAATTCCAACTAAGAAATAGGTGACGCATGTCGATGATTAATCCCGCTGCCGTTCCTATGCCAGGTCCAATGTCAAATAGAAGTGACTTACCTCCATCACAAGGGGCAAAACAACTTCCTAATGCAGCCTACGGCGAGCAAAAACAATTCCAGGCAGAGCAGGCAGCAGCACCAATGGCTAAAGCAGCAAACCCTTTAGACAGCATAGTTCCGCTAACTGCGGAAACACGTAGACCAAATGAGTTTGTTACTGCAGGTGTTGACGCAGGTCCTGGTCCAGGTAAAGAAATACTTGGGCTCAACTCTTACGTAGATAATCAAGTAAAAGATTTAACAATGATGGCTAAATATATGCCATTAATGCAAGCGTATGCAGATTCAGATCAATCATCAGGCACCATGAAAGCCTTTATCAAATTTATTCGGAGTCAAACAGGGAGTGTATAAATGAAAATCTTAAAGAAATTTGAGGAGAACCTTGAATATTTAGGATTTGATATGGCTCCTGTTGCTTGGGATCTAGCCCGAATTGATTTTGAAAATGATGATGAAAGATTTACTCTCCTTGAAGAGTTAACAACAAAGGGGAAGGCAATAAATGAGTAAGTGGTCAGGCTGGGGAGATACCTTTGCAAACGAACCAGAGATTGACACACCTTCTCCTGTAAAGAAATTTGTTAAGGAACAAGCAACCGAAGTTGTTGATAAGACTAAGGTTGGAAAAGTTGAAGCTAAAGCTGGTGAAGTCCTAACTGATGTTATTCAGAAGGGACAAGAAGGTAATATTTTTACAAGAAATCTTACCAACGTTGCACTAAGTGCAATGAACCTTGCATCTAAAGTTATTGTTCCAATAACTCAAGGTGCTGCTACCTTAGCTTTAACACCACAAGCACTTGCTAGAGGCAAGGGTCTTAACAGTTTTGCTTACGCAAAAGAAAAATCTAAAGAAATTTCTATGGGTCAATCTATTGCTGCACCTATCGGAGCAGCAATCGGTAAGGCAATTCCAGGTGATCTGGGTCCAACCTTTACAGATGAAGGTTTCAATGTCTTTGATGACCAACAAAGAAACAAAGCATTTAAAGATGAATGGATTGGTATCTTTGCGTCTGGTTCTACAGACCTAGCCCTTGCTGTTTTAGGAACCAAAGGTGCTAGAAATATAACTAGTGGTGCTAAGAATGCTGTAGTTGGACCAACTACTATTCGTAATGGCGATCTAACCGCCTTTAGAGATAACCTTAAAGTTACAACTGACTGGGCTGCTCGTGCCGATGGCACTCCGCCACCAAATGGTTTAGCAGTCTTGGTTGATGATGCAGTAAAAGAAACAAACTTAACTAAGTTGGCTGCAAACCCACTTGTTACTGAAACAAATAATCCAGTTAGAACAGCAACAATCTTATCTCGTCTCGATAATCATGACGATGTTGCAGATTATTTACTGGCAGAGCGTGGTGACGCAACCGCATTTACTAGATTTATGCAACGTAAGCCTCTAGAGGCAGACCATATTGATAACTTTGGTATTAAAGATTACGCACCGTTAAGTGATTGGGATCAAATTAAGGATGAACATTTAACTCCAGATCTAACCAATCGCTATAAAAGAATTGTTGAAGCTAAAAAGGCTAAAGATAAAACCTTTGCTAGCGCATTAGATGATTTTGCATCTATGGTTGGTGAAGGTGAGCGTGTAGATTTTGTTCCAGGTAAGTTTACTAAGTATGAACAACTACAGTTAGCCAAGAATAAAGTTAAACTTCAAGCCAAGTATGGTGACTTAAAATTATTTGGTGAAGATGGTGGTCAAGGATGGCGTTCAAAGTTATACCAGAGCAATCAATATGAACGTGGCGTCCGTGTTATTGCATATGTTGGATCAGGTCGTCCTCAAGGACACATAAATATTTCAAACCCACGTAGGTTTGAAGCTGCAACCGACCTACTATCTGACTTAAACCGTCTACAGTTCCTTCGTGGTACTGAAGGTACCCAGTTTAAGCGTAAGCAAGTTGAGAGATTCCTTGCTGCACAGACAGATACTCAACGTGCCATTGCTTTAGCCAAGATCGAAGAGAGTGTGTTCATCGAACTTGGTAGAAAGTATGGAGTTAATGAGTTACTAGATGTCGCTAACCCTAAACTTGCTAAAGAGAACGCAGCAATCATTGAACAAATTAGCAAATGGGTATCTGGTAAGACAGGAAGACGTCAAACTTTAAAGAAGTATGCGGTAGATAACGGAATGATTCCTGATGAGCAGGGAACAATCAATATCACTAACAACTTTACCTCTATCTCTAATGAAGCGCAGACGCTTCCAATGCTTGACTTCCGTAGATTAGAGACTGAAGTCATTCTTCATGTTAATAGAGAGTTAAAAGAAGGACCAATCACACCTGGTCAGGTAACAAGTGCTAGATTAGCTCAAACAGGTATGGCTTTAAATCAATTGTTTGATGTAGCCAACATGGTATTTAGCAACTTAAACCTTTTACGCATTGCATACATCCCAAAGAACTCTATTGTAGATCCTTTGGCTCGTGCATCTATGGCAACAGAAAGTTTAGAGTTATTCCGTAACGCTGTCCCAGCGGTTAAAAACGCTTTATACAACAACAGCGTTAGACTTACAAACTTATCTAAGTTTGTTCCAAACATGCCTGGCAATAAAGCTTATAAAGCTGAGCAACATGCCTTAGAACAGATCCGTCAAATATCCAGAGATAAGAAGTTCCCTCAATATATTAAAGCATGGGATGAATCTAAGGTAAGTTTTGATAAAGCTAAGAAAGAATTTGAAAAAGCTTTAGAGGTTCAAAGAAAAGCAGAGGCTGCTTTAGCAAAAGCTTCTAAGGCAAATAAAGGTAAAGCAACTGATGCAAAGCATGCAGCAGATGATTTAGTAACCGAAGCAGAAGAAAACTTTCTTTCTATTCAGACTGAATTAAACCGCAATGCTCACATTGTTCAAGGTATTTCTTCATTAATTGAAAAGCAAAGAGCAAAGATTGCTCCAGGTATTATTGCTCGTGGAGACAAGAAGCAGCAAAAACGCTTAGGTCAAGTTGAAGAACAATGGGAAATCGATGGTAAGACCTACACTATTAAAGGTTTACTAGATCCTAACCAACGTGGATCTCAGGCTTACATGACTGAAATCGATACCTTGGAGAATTTCTACGCAACTGGAATGCGCTCTGAGATTAATAATCGTTTACGTGCTGAAGGTCGTAGATTCGTAAGTATTGATCGTGCAGACAGCGAAGCTTACTTTAACGCTTTAGCCCACATTGCTAATCGTCAGATTCGTAACGAACTTGAGTTACCTCTTGGCATGATTATGCGTGGCGATAAAGATGTAGATGTCCTTAATTGGATTTACCAATCTGGAAACGCAGGTCGTGAATGGCGTCGTCGTATGGCTGACAGAGGCTATAAGACTAAAGACGATTACACCACCTGGATCAGTGAAACTAAAGACAAGCTTCTTACAATGTATCCAAGTAAAGAAGTAAGAGATATCATTTTAGAGCGTCCGATTTCAATTGATGAAATGACTGCACTGATGAAGAACCGTCCTGATCTTGCTGAAACAATTGAAGGACCAAACATTAATCTATCCGATCTTAATAGGGTGGATCGTGTTGGTGCTCGAATAGGTGGCACTACCGATGCAGCATGGAAGATTCTTGCAGACGCAGAAACTAAAATGGTTCGTGCTCCACTGTTTAAAAAATACTGGAGTGAAGAACTTAGAACATTGATTACCAATGCTCGTAGAACAGGCGCAGATCCATCAGATTATTTTATTAATAATCAACTTAATGATATTGCTAGACGCAAAGCTTTGGCTAGAGTAGAGCAAACTCTTTATTCATCTCGTCGTCTTACAAATGGTATGTATGCTGCTCGTTATGCAATGAGCTTCCCAGTAGCATTCTTTAACTCACAGGCTGTGGCTCTTCGCTTATTAGCGAAGAACCCTATGAATGCTTATTGGTATAGCAGTATTACCCAAGCATTGGATGAGTTTGAATCATATGAAGATAGAGAAGGAAATACTTACAAGTCTATTAGAGATGTTCCTAAAGGAACACCAGTAACTGTTAAGTTCCCTATTTATAACAAGACTCCAGAACAAATGAAATCCATACTAAGACCATTTACTGACGAACGTGGTGGTGGACTAAGAGTAAACCCTAAGCAATTAGAGTTTATGATTGGAGATCCAAGCGTATCTTGGGTTGGAAGCGGATCACTATCTAGTTTAATAAATAATGGATTTGGTCTTGGCACGCCATTTGGTATTTATGGCGAGGAAATAGATAAAGGTTTACGTAAATTATTTGGCGATGACTTCTATGAGAACAGCATTCTTTATGGAGGATACCCATCAGAAGGTCAAACCTTATTTCATACTTATGCATCAACAATGATGCCAGGCTACATGCAATCACTGTTAAAGGCAATTGGTGTTGATAAAGGTGAGCGTTGGTTTGATGGCGTTACAGTAAGTTACAAAGCTGCTGTTGCTGAATGGGTTAGAAATGGTGAAGTTGGCGAACCGCCAACTCTTGATCAAGCAGCAAAGAACGAAGGATGGATGAACTTTATCCGTGCTTCAGTTCAATTCTTTTCACCCATATCAATCACCTTTGATCCTGTAACTAGATCAGCAATTGATTATTACGCTAAATTAGTTGAGGGTAATAAAGGCGATTATGATGCAGCAGATGCTCAGTTTAAAAAAGACTGGGGCTATGATGGTTTTGTTCTATTAGGTTCAACAAGAAAGAATGTTGCTGGTCTTTCATCATCTTATGATGATGTAAAGATTGTTAGAGATAATCCAGATCTATTAACAAAGGTTGCACGTACTAATATGAAGTACGCTGGAATGCTTTCAACTGGATATGGAAAAGAATTAACCAGCGAGTATTCATCTGTTGTTGCTTCTATATATAAGTATTTGGATTTTCCTGGCAAGGCTAAGACTCCAATCAGTAGACAAAAAACCGCAGATGAAATTCAAAAAGAGGTTGAATCAAACCTTGGTTGGATTGAATTTAACAGGTTGGAAGAGTTAAGAAACGCAAGAATGTATGAGTTTGGAGTAGGTTCTACCTACGATCCACGATATGAATCAAGTGGAATCCAAGATGATTACAAATCTAGAGTTGAAGAACTTGCCATTAAATATCCTGGATGGGCAGACACTCGAGACGACAATCGAAAAGATTTTTGGACAGAACTTTTTCCTGTAGTTAAGGTCATAGCAAGTGACATGAACTGGAGAAAGCAAGCCGACGTAGAATCAAACAAATGGTCAGACATTGCCATGTGGTTAAAGCAAGCCGAAGAATTTCATAAAAGATATGAAGCTGCTGGTGCAACCGAAGCCATGAGATATGACATGAGAGCATCGTTCTCGCAATTCCATTTTGATTTCTTGCAGAATGCATCTGATGAATTTAGTGTATTTGCCACAAGATACTTAAACAGTATGCCTGAGTTAAACCCAGATCTAGTAATGAGGAGACCTAAGTAATGGCTGAAGAAGGCGTTGAATACAATGTAAATAAAATTTACATTGAGGGTTTTACTAATCGCCAAGGTGGTCGTGGTGCTTCAGTAGCTGAAGCTAAGAACTTTTTTAAAAACCTACGTGAAACAAACTCAGGTGCATACGATGCATTAAAACGTGCAGCAGCTGCAAGGGGTTTACCTACCGACCATAAATCTTTGGTAAAGATTATGGATGCTGCCGTTGACTGGACTCAAACAATCAATAATCCATTAAGGGCTCAACCAAATGGTATTGATCCAGGTGCATACTTAGATTATATAAGACCTGGCTCTATAGATTTAGGTGAACCTAAAGGACCAAAGTACGGAACATCTAAACAGATTACCGAACAGACTACTCAATACAGTCCATCTTCTGGTGCTCAAACAATCTCCGACACTATGGAAGAAGAGCTTGGTCGTACCGCTTCTGCTGCTGAAATAGCAGCAGGAACAACAGGATTAAATGCTGCTGCAATGATGGAACCTTCTCGATATGAAGGATTGACGACTACATCTCCTGGCGGTAAAGGCGTAACTCTTGGTCAAACAGTTACCAAGGGAACTCAAACAACTGGATTTGATCCAACTATGTTTGCTCGCAACTTTGCTCGTAGTCAACCAGACTTTGCAGAATCATTTGCTGCTAAGAACTTTTTAAAATTAGTAAGTGGATTATTGACAGATCCAAATGCTATTGGACAGGTGGTCAGCGATGGCAGATAAATACACGGTTAAATCTGGAGACACCCTTTCTAAGATTGCTGCTGCTAACAAAACAACTGTTGCAAAGATTATTGCTGCTAATCCAGTATTAACTACTAATCCTAAATATAATGGTGGCAGCACCATATTTAGTGGAACTAAACTTACTCTTCCAACTACGGTAAAAGATACTAAGCCAGTACAAAATACACCAGGAATAACACCAACCCCACCAAGCGGTGGGACAACAACTGGTTATCCTACTGGTAGTAGTACTAGTGTTGTTAACACAGGTATCTCATCTACAGGTGCTACTCAGATGGATACCCTGTCTATGGCAACCTTGCAATCAAAGTTTGGTATTGCTGCTGCAGTTATCGGATCAGATCAAAGTTTGAAAGATGCTTTAAATAAAATTCTTGGTCTTGATGGTAGCGGTACTATGATTACCGATCCAGGATTACAGCAACAGATTATTATGGGAACCACTTGGTATAAAAACCAGACAGATACTCAACGTAAATACGGATATTTTAAAGAGACAAACCCTGGTCAATATGCTGCAGATCTACAATTAAATGCAAGCAATATTGTTAAACAATTTTATAGCAATGGATTAACCATCAGCTCTGCTGATGCTATTAAGTATGCTGATCAAATGATGCAACAAGCTATTATTAAAGATGGCAAGGTTATGAGATATGACCAAGACTTCTTGAATAAGTTAATGGCTGATGCAATTAAGTTTGATAAAACTAATACTATTGACGGCAAGGTCATTTATGACCTTGATGGAAAACTTGAAACTATGGCTAATGCTTTGTATCAGAGGGCTTATGACTATGGTTATCCAGCCACCACATCAAACGCTGGCTTTACAAAATGGTTTGAATCTACCGTAAAGGGTCTAGTTGCTGGAACATTAAATCCAGAAGATGTAGATAACGAATTAAAATCTAGAGCCATGTCATTATTCCCAGGCTTGAAAGATCAAGTCATGCGTGGTCAAACATTAAGAGACGCAGCCGATCCATACCTAAGTGCAATTGCACAAACATGGGAAGTTGATCCAGATTCACTAGATCTTAATGATGACACAGTGCAACAAGTTCTTAACTATACAGATGAAAAGGGAAACATTGTGCCAATGAATCTTTATGGAGCAAAGAAGACCGCTCGTCGACATTCAAACTTTGACTTTACAGAAACAGCTAAAGAAGAGAAAACAAAGATTGCATCTACAATCCTTAAAGATCATGGGTTCCTAGCATGAGCGCACAAGACGCAGCAAATTGGGCAAGAACTGTTGGTGAATTTCAACAGGTATATAATGCAGCAACTACACCTGCACCTGTTACTCCAAAGCCAGAGGTAAGTTATCGTGTTAAACCTGGAGATACATTAAGTCAGATTGCTAAAAGCAATAACACAACTGTAAAAGAATTGCTTAAAATAAATCCAGCGTTAACTACTAATCCTAAGTATGATGGCGGAAGAACTATCTTCTCTAATACTAAGATTGTTTTAGAGCCAGCGGTTAAAGGCACTACTCCAACAACTACTACGCCAACAACTACTACTCCCACGACCACTACCCCAACAACTACTACCCCAACAACTACTACTCCAACAACTACTACTCCAACAACTACTACTCCAACTACAACAACACCTACGACTACCACCCCCACAACCACTACGCCTACAACGGTTACGCCAGTAGCAACGGATACAACTTTTGTTAATCCAACGGTTGCAGCAACCAATTCAATTAATGATCAACTTGCTGCATTAACAGCACAGATTGCAGCGATGCAAGCTGCTGCTGCACAGCCTGCTAAACCAACGGTTGCTGGTCAAAAGACCATTCGTAAAACTGGTGGAGTAGTTGAAGTTTATCAGTTAATGTCTGATGGAACTCTTGGATCAAGATTAGAAGAATATAAAGATTTTGGTGCTAGAGATTCTGTATTAAAGATGTTTGAAAATACTGGACTAGGTCAAGCATATATTGATTCGCTCATGGAAAGTATTGATAAAGTTTACGAAGAGAACATCATGCCAACTGATGCTCAAGTTCTCAATAGTATTTATAATAGCCAAGCTTACAAGACACGCTTTGCTGCTAATGAAGCAATTAAAAAGCGTATGGCTGATGGCAAGGGTCGTCCTGGAGATAGACTTCTTACACCTTATGAATACATTCAAACTGAAAAAGCTTATGAGGAAATCCTTAGAGAAGCAGGTCTTCCTCCTGGATTCTACGATCAACAAGAAGACTTTACTAACTTTATTGCTTTAGGTGTAAGCACAGCAGAATTAACAGATCGTGTTAATATCGCAAAGAATGCTTTAAATAATGCCGATCAAGGTATTAAAACAGCACTTAAAGATTTCTATGGTTTAACTGACCAGGATCTAACAGCCTATCTATTAGATAAAGATAGAGCAATTAATGTTATTGATTCTAGATTTAAGTATACAACCGAAGAAGCCAAGAAGATGTATACATCTGCAGAAATTGGTGGAGCAGCACTACGTGCTGGTCAAATGTCTGATAAGGCTTTTGCAGAAGAAATCTATGGTGCTGGTAAAGCAGGTCAAGCAGAGTCTGCATTCCAAGCAGCTGCTACTCAACAAAAAGATTACCAACGCTTAATGAGTTTGTATGGTGAAACTGCTGGCACACAAGATCTTGCTCGTGAAGAGTTAGCCCTTGCTGGTGGAACAGATGTCACCATAAGGAAAAAGAAACTTGCTTCTCAAGAGAGAGCCAAGTTCCAACAAAGATCTGCAATTGACACGTCGTCTCTTGGACGCCGTGATAAAACAGTAGACATCTAAATAGTTTCCGTTCCTGATCGACCAGCCCAGGTAACGTGTATAAGACTGGTAGTCATCACGTCTACAAATCACTTCCCCTGGTGAGGAGTACGTGTGGTGCAAACCCGATGAGGGTTCAATCAACTAATAGGGAGAAAACGCAATGGCAGAATATACAGAGTACGACTTCGAAGACGATACCGAGGACTTTGGTACTGATCTAGTGAAGAAACTGCGCAAGCAAGTTGATGTGCTTTCCAAGCAACTTAAGGAAAGAGATCAAGTTATTGAGGAGTTTCAGACTTACAGTCACGAAGCTTCAGTCGGAGAAATCCTAGAGCAATTCGGACTCAATCCAAAAATCGCTCAGTTCATTCCATCGGAAATTGAAGCCGATGAGGATGCAATATCTGAATGGTTAACAGAATACGGCGAAGCTTTTGGCATCACTGCTGTTGACGAGTCAGAGGCTGGTTATGAACCAGACGCTGATGCTCAATCTTTTGAGCAAATATCAGACTTTGAAGATGGCGATGTCGATCCAAATGTGGGTCGAGATATCTCTTCTTTGATTGCTAACGCAACAAGTGCAGAAGAGTTAACCAACTTCTTGAAACGCTGATAGTCCACATTAAACCCTAATAGAAGGAAATTATGCCTACTACACCAGCAACGTCAACTACGACATCAACAATGTCGAACTTGATCCAGACGGCGTATGATAAGTATATCGAGTTTAACCTTCGCTCAGAACCAATGTTCCGCAAGTTTGCGGACAAGCGTCCTGTCGATGTA